CCATCATTGTCCTTACGGTGGATCTGTAACCCCTTGATTTGTTCCATAGAGGTAATACCAAGATCGTCTATTACATGGTTTCCGAACTCATCCACGGATTCGAACTTGACCCTGATACCGCGACCACTGTAATATTTGTAGCTTCTATGGCCCGGGTCATCACAACGCCGCTTCATGTTATTGAACATTTCGCCCAGACAGCCTTTAAGTGTGGCCACGTATTCTTTCATATATTGACGACGAACCTCACGCCCTCGATCTGTTGCTTGATATTTTTTCATCGCCCGACGATGTGTTTCTCGACCCTTGACCGTACCCCGGTATTCTTTAACTCGTTGTGAGAGCTTCTCTCGGTTGGCCCTATAATATTCTTTTGTCTGTTGACGGATCTTGTCTTGGTTATTCGCGTGATATTCTTTCCGGTACTGAATCCGACACCTCTTACATTGAGCCTGTAGTCCATCCCCGGTTGACTGATCTTTAGAAAACTCATCCACGGAAAGATCAGTGCCACATTTAGGACAGTATTTGGTTGTCAGTTCAGCGGCTATCATTTGACCCCTCTATACTCTTCGAGAAGTTTCAGATATGGGTTCAAAGGAATTGGCCGACGTTTAGAAATGGGTTCGGGTGTGGGTGTGGTTATACCTTGTGTAGATCCAAAGAACATCAGTGTGGATACGTCCTGTTTTCGCACGTCCTCTGGATATGCCCGGCTGTTACCGTCCTGTTTTGCTCGTGCTACCAAGTTGTCCTCTGTTCTGCCCCCGCAGTTAGTGTTTTTGATGTCCGCCCCTACATTTATACTATCGCTGTTCAGCCGATATTTTCAAATGATTTCTGGAAGAACTTTGAAAGTTTTTTACTCGGGTATATAAGTCCTTTATAATACAATGGTTACAGAAATAAAAATATTTAAGAATATTTTCCCATAGCATCAATTAGTATTGGTAGATGCAGGGATCTAATCCCCATAATCATTATAATTCTTATAATCCTTATAATCGTTACAGTCATTACAATCATTATACCTGTCGTAACCTCTTATGCAATAAGGGCCTATGAGTTCCCTGATATATAAAACGTACAAAACGTACAGAGTACCAACAGAATTGTTGCTAACAGGATTGTTTATTATGCGGCGAGGTTTTAAAAAGGAGATAAACCCTTACCACAAAAGAACTTATGAAGACTCGAAAACACTTTAAGGTCTTAGATTGGCTCTGAGGCGTTCGTGGATTTAACGAGGAGTATAAACCTTTTACACATAAGGGTTTACATTAATATGCTTGTTGCCTGTTTGTGGCCGGGGGTACATCGACCCCGATTCTACCCGGATCGTCGATCCTCGTGTGACTGAGACCCCGCTACGGAGCTGTGGGGGTTTTGTAATCCAGTATGCCACCGTCATTTCCTTATCACTCTCATACTATATAGAGATTTGCTTATCTTTGGGCGTAGCCAAGACACGCCGCGAGGATTAGAGCCAGCACGAACAAAGGCAATCCCCAGTATTCCGCCAACCATTCTATAAATATATCTCCGGCACCCACCTGATTTTGTTCCAACCCTGAGACATACTCTGTTGTCACATCGGTTTCTGACTGGTCCTTACAGGGTACAACTGGTTTAGTTGATACGCCTCCGTCTTTACGACCGGGTTTATATTCTACTCCGGCATTTTTGGCATGGAGTATATCTACTATACAACTACCTATTTCTTGTTTAGTTTTTTTCTTTTTCATATTATATTCCCCCTAACACAATGCCACGTAACACAACACGGCCAACTGCAAGATCCGCTGCCAATTTTTATTCACTTTAATCACAACTGTTATCCCAATAAGTATTATAGTATCCCTGATTACTGTGACCGTCATAATAACCATTATAGTAATTTCTGTGGCTATTATGATAACCTGAGCCATAATCGTAGTAGTTCCGATCCCTGTAATCCCGACTGTAGCGGTTTCCGTACTGGGTTGATGTCCCGGTCGATGTTTCCGGCGTGGGTGTTGGCAGATAAACCACTATCGGGGGAGCGGGGACATCCCAAAGGCTCGATGAAAATGTCCGATCCACTGATTCACTTATTCGGTCATACGCCTCAGACATCGACTCTACTCGGGGTTGAACTTCAACCCGAATTATTGGATTTTGCTCAGACATCCTTGCTTGTTCACCGACCCACGAGAGCTCCGAGGTTGAGTCCCGGGCCATAACTTCGTCGTACGCTGTGTCCCAATCAGCCTCGGGCGAAGATACCGGTCCTGAAGGACGACGGTGTCCACGGGGCATATACGGGATCGAACTATTCTGATCCGCGATCCATAACAATACCCCGATGATAAGACAGGTTGCTATTGTGGTAATAATTACAGTCTTTAACGTTTTTGTATCCATGGTATTGTTGGCCTTTCATTGTGGTCGCTGTATTAATTTTATTCTTGTGCCGAACCTTCACTTTGCATTTCTCTGTACTAATACCCAGTTTATCTTTTTATTTATCATCAGTTCGCCCGCCGTTGAAAAAAAGAATCCTCTATCTAATATAACGCTTTTTAGCCGGTTTTGTCTAGTTAAAAAACTGATTATCTACCAATAAAACACAAATATCACAAGTTTTTAATTCCGTTGCCGGCATAATCCTTATAGCCGGTACAATCGATATGCCGTAACTGGTAGTATTGACTCGATATTTTTTTACCAGATATGGGTTTTTCTCTTGATTATATGCCGCAAATATGATATAGTTAAATAGACCTTGATGATATTATGGCGGTATACTTATGGTCAATGCTGGTTGAAAATTGCAATACCCGATACCCGATCCGCCGATACCCAATACCCGGTTTCTATAAGTCCTTACTCTGTAAACCTTTACCTCATAAATTTTTATGGCCCTGATTCTGTCCCGCTTATTTTATCCTACCTTATGTCATATCCCGTCCCTGCAAATCAATAACCCGCCATGAAGTTGTTTAGAATATTTTCGTGCCCCGCATTCGCTTTGACTTTGCCCATCCCATAATTCTGCATACGAAATATAGGGGTCCCAGAACCCGAACCCCCCCGGGTATGACCCCCTCATTATTCGGACTCCGCACCTCAATACCTCTTTCTAGGTCAGGCCCGTCTGCATAATAATAAAAAATAAAATATAAAAAGGGTATATCTACTTATGGGTATAAATTGCGGCGGATACACCCCCGGGAAAAATAAAATAATTTTTTGAAAAAATAAAATAATCCACTTGAGTCAGACCCCCTAACTGGCGATGATAAGGTAGAGATATAAATAAATCGAAAGGGGTACGATGCCGGATATGAAAATATGTAATGGGCCTTGCAATCGAGAACTTCCGCTCAGTGAGTTCTACCGGAAACCAACAGCAAAAGATGGCTATGGGGGTAAATGTAAGGGATGCTTGAAAAAATACTACCAGACGAATCGAGATAAGATCTTACAACGGAATAAAAAATACTATAGACGACCAGAAATAGCAGCACAACATGAGGAGTACTACCAGAAAAACCGCGATAGGTATATACGACGAAGTAAAGAGCATTATGCCACACTCAAAGGCCGTCTACGGTTCATATTCCACTGTATGAATGGTCGGTGTAATAATCCAGATCATAAATTCTATAAATACTATGGCGGAAGAGGCATTCTCAATAAGTTTAAAACCCTTAATGAGTTCTGGGATCACGTGATAAATGATCTTGGTATTGCCTCAGTCGATCAGATTCAGGGGTTGCAGATAGATCGGATCGACAACGACGGTCATTATGAGAAAGGCAACATCCGATTTGTAACCGCCAAAGTGAATATAGGCAATAGGGGATCTTATCGTAAACAACCATAAATAAAAATAAAAAATATTTCTTAGGTCCGGTAATTGATTTGCACTGGACCCTATATTACGCGATGATATTATTGGAGTCGGTCGTATACTCAACACACCGATAACCTCGGCTGCGATTCCCTATGGTCGGCGCTACTAATTAGCAATCATATTAATATGGAGGTACCATGCCAAGTTATGGGAGGACACTTATCAAAAGACCGCTGGAAGAACTATTCAAAAGGATGCAGACCTTATCATCGGACGAACACAATCTCGATGCCCTTGTCCTCGCAAACGAAATCAGAGTAAACTATACCGTGACCGAGATAGCCATGGAGCTAAATATCAGCGAGGCCCGAGTCAAGCGGTTAATGAAGCAGTCTTCCGCAACCGGACATGGATCGCGGCGTGTTCGACGGGTGTGAGAAACTCGATGTTACCAACCTCATAGTGTCCATCATTGTCCTTACGGTGGATCTGTAACCCCTTGATTTGTTCCATAGAGGTAATACCAAGATCGTCTATTACATGGTTTCCGAACTCATCCACAGACTCGAAGCGATTCTCAATACCTCTGCCCCCGTAGTTCTTATAACACCTGCCCTTGGGATTATTGCACCGAGTATTCAGGTTGTGGAATATACGGCATAAGTGACCTTTAAACGTGGCCCGGTATTCCTTTTGCCGTTGGGCATATTCTTCCTGATGAGCCGCATTGTATTTCTTACTATATTGCAAGGCCTCTTTTCGGTGGCTCTTTCGATATTTTCTAACCGCCTGACGACCTACCTCACGGCCCTTTTCCGTAGCTTGATACTTTTTTTTCTGGCATAAAAGCCTATCCCGGTTGTTCCTATAATATTTCCTCTGATGCTCCCTATTACGTTCTGTCTTGGCCTCCTGACTGCGGCACTTCTTACAATGGCCCTGTAGATCATCTTTCCTAGAATGATCTTTACCGAACTCATCCACAGGTAAATTAGTCTCGCATTTCGGACAATGTTTTGTCTGCATTAGTAAGCCCACCCTTTCATGTGCATTGTGTTTCGTACATATCTCCATACATACTATCGCTATCCCCGAGGATATTGCAAATCAATTCCCCTGAATATATTATTTTTATGGTTCGGTCCGGCCAACCCATATAATCGTTACAACCATTATAACCTGCGTAATCCCTATAATCAATATGGGTGTGTATTAGAGGTGTACGATCAAGTATTAATTTGATATCAATCTGGTCCCGGAACTCCCAGACCGACGGACGCTAAATCTTTATACACACTACACTTATGGCATATTAGTACCAATTGGGCCACGAATAGACCACCTACGGGCACTACTTATGGACCACGTAAGTCTAGGTACATAAAGGACTTATAGAAGATTGGGCCATAGAAGTAGTTTTGCTTATGGACCATCATAAGTCCTTATTATTACTATACTTATATCTCTTTTTACCCTTTTGGTCCATAGTAGTAGTAGTAAGTTAGTTTATATAGAGAGAAATATAATATGGGAATCTACACAGACACTATACAATATAATACTATACATGCTACATGGAAGAACGAGTTTATTAGCGTGGACCAAACCAAAAAATGATCATAAGTCTTTACTACATAAGGAGTTGTGTAGGCCATAAGACAGAATACTCAGGAAATGGCCCCTATAAGTCCTTACCTATAAAGGGTTTATGAGAGGCTAGGTATAATTTCTTATGGACCAACCCGGACCAAAACCTTCAAACTTACGTAGCTATGCTTAGGCCAAGGCTTCAGGGTAGAGTAGTAGTGTGGGGATGATACTGAAATCAGGGCATCGGGTTATGTAATAAATTACAACATCCTTCTGACGTATCTCGGATCACCCTGACCAAAATCAGTGTCAGTCAGTATAAATTTGGACCGATCCCCGCACTGCACTGAAAATACTCTGGCCCGGGCTTAACTGGATTTAGCTAATCCTGATAAAACACCAAGGGATATATAAGGTACACTTGCTTAGGCCACGGAGGTTGGATCTTCAGGGGACGCTGGGTATTAATTACTTATGGATAACAGGGAATAGATCGGCATAATGTTGGGGATCTTTACTTGGGCAGCGGTTCCGGCTCGTTGCTGACGGCGGTGCGATTTTAAAATTACACTTGAAATATGCACGATATGCATTACACTATTCGAGGGTTGTGCCGGCACTGTGAATATTTTAGCAACTGTCGGAAAGTGACAGTTAGGGTATTAAGTGCCGGGGGGAAACCGATTATTCATATCGTAAACCCACAAACAGAGTACCGCAAATATTATGGTAAATGGTACTATCTCACTCATTTTATTCCCCTAATTTGACCGCCCATAGGCACACTGAATCATGACAGGATGACCCGATGTACCCGATGGACGGCATATTTTAGTTTAGGTATAAATACTACTCAAGATACCAACAGTTTTGTTGGCAACGGATCTGTTGGTAGAAGTAGATAATCCCACTATATAGTACCTCTTCGTACCGCGTCCAAAAAGTTCCTAACCCATACTTTTCTAACGAAGTACTTCCCATCTGTAAGGGTACTGAATTTTAGGTACACCCGTTTATCATTATTCCCGGCCAGACCTAAATGAATCCAATTATATACATTACGCCATTTACGTCGGACGCCGATAAGTTTATAGATATAGTCCATGACCCCGGATGCAGGCATCCAATCATGGCTCTCATTCTTCCTAACAAATTTGATTCCCCTAGCGGTGACCGCATCTTCGATACGAAGCATTCGCCGCTCAAATTTATCGAGCTGTTCTGGAATAGATAGAGGTCGTTTACTCATTATACTGCCCCGCTTTCTTTGGTTTTTGTGGCCCGGTATGAACCGCCGTATGCTCAGTTGGTATTAGGAACTTGATATTCCCAATCTCATAATGTTTATTGTTATCAATTCGATGTATATACAAGCCCTTGATTTGGTCGATATCGGTAATCCCCAGTTCATTTGTTACGTGGTTTATGAAATCCTCAGAAGACCCAAATTTATTTTCAATGCCGCGAGCACCATAATTCTTAAAGGATCTGCAATTGGGGTTATTACACCGCTGGTTCATACCCCCGAATATGTGTCCAAGGTGGCCCCTAAGTGTAGCCCGATAATTCTTCACCGAGAGGCGACGTACTTTACGACTTTCGGGTGTGGGTTGGCGTTTTCTACTTCGCTGTAAGCATTTCTCCCGGTTTTTTTCGTAGTATTTCTTATCCCTCCGACGATGTCCTTCTCGACCTTTTTCTGTGGCCAGAGATTTCCTATTCGCCTGATGTATTACTTCTCGGCCATGTTCTGTCGCTCGGTATTCTTTGCGTTGTTGCCTTTTACACCCCCGACATTGCCGAGCCAGTCCATCTTTGGCTGACAGATCTTCGCCGAACCCACTCAACGGGAGATCCCTCTGGCATCCCCCACAATATTTAGTTGTCTCTGTTTCCATTTTCATTCCTTAGCCCGCCCCCCGAATTAAATTCTGCCATCCAAGAGGTCCAACAGGAGGGTACCGGGCCGGATCAGGAAACCCAGTACCTCCCGCGGACAATATAGTTTAGTTAGAGATATAGCCTTTTTGCTGTTTCTTTGATCTGTAGCCCAGTATAGGCCCGTACACGTTCGCCACCTATGTATGGTCGGGCGTGACCTATAGATGATGGTAACCTTTGTCCGAAGCGTGTATTTGTTCCGGGATTTTGGCCCCCCTCATTGCACCAACCTTTCCAAATACTGAATAATATATGCTTGGGAATAATATCATCATTCGCACCAGAAATAACACAACACTCCGACATAAATCCTAACACGGGGTTTGTGACATCGCGGAATAGTTCGAACTCTTTTTCTGAGGACTCAGGGACCGTAAATTTATCATGCTCTCTTAATCTCCGCAAACCTTCTAAGGCCCATGGTATTAATTTATGGGCCGATTTTGCCATTTGATTTTTCAATCTGGGATCTACGCGGTCAGCGTAACAGTTTGGATAAGATAAGATATTTAAACGAGATTCCAATGCCCCGGCACTGTCTGAAATTTCAGGCATAAGGTTAACCGCCATAGTAAATTTACAAGTTAGTTGGACACCGCTTCGGACCTTTTTAAATTTAGCATTAACATCGACTACATCACCACCGATTACTTGTAATAATTTTTCTAAGGCTCGATTAGTGTTACCTCGTGACCCCTCTTTATTCGTGTCTGGTAAGAAAGCCGCTGCTTTTCCTACTAATGGGGCGTACCCAAAATCGGTAGCTAACATCGCTAGATCTGTCGATGTTATTTGTTTAGTCCCGAGCATTGTTTCTAGGATTTTGAGTGTCGTCCCTTTCCCCGATCTTTTCTTCCCCCGGAGCAACAGCATTTTTTCATACCGCGTATTAGAGGATAGGTGGTACCCGAACCATTCTTGGAGTAGATCAATACAATCCTGTTGATTATTAAAAAGCCTCTGGAAGTAATCTAAAATATCGTCAGCTTTAGATGATGGATCGAAGTCGTAAGGGATTGCATTCAAGCAGAAGTATCGAGGATTAGGTTCTAAGAAGTATTGTTCCCCTTTAAAATATTTTTTGAGGTCGATGATTCCGTTCCGGAACACCAGACATTCTTGTGGGTTCGGACCTTTATGCCCGTCTAGCCATTGTGGGGGTTCCCCAGTAATAGCCGTCCACGAACTAAAAGCATCTATCACATATGAAACCATACGACTGTCAGGCCGGAACTGTGGATAAATAATTTCACCTTTAGCCGCTACCTTTTTATAGGTTTTATCTCTGAGGTAAGCATATATTTGTCCTCTCAAAGTGTCGTCATCCACTTCTACATAACGCCCCTCTTTGAAGAACCATCGTGTTTTGTTGAGGTTGCGGAGAGTTAGGGTTTTACCATGGGAATATTGGTCAGCCAAAAATGCTTCCGCAATAGTCATAGGACTATCATCCTCTAAAACATCTGTGGGAGTTGTGTCATTCCCGTGTTCTTTAATATATGCGAGTAATGACTCGTGTGTGAGCCCACCCCGCTGAAACCATTTACGTAGATCTTTGATCCCTTCGGGTGGTAATAGTCTCTGGGTTAAAGAACAGCTAGATCGGAGAGTATGAAATGTTTGTTCCATTCCTGTAACCCCTACACCACCATCGTTCTCACCGATCACTACTACCTCCCGGCCTTGTGTTAATTCGGCGAGGGATTTTATTTTGGCTGTCGCGGAGGGTTTACCGATTGCTGTGAACCCCAAATCAAAGGCCGTTGCTACGTCTGTGAATCCTTCGACCACTAGGATGGAGGAGTCGAAGGACTTAAACACCGCTTGATTATTTTTATCAATACGTCCGGTTTCTTTTCGGATGTGTAACCACCCACCCCCGGTTTCTTTTTCGGCCCCCTCGGAGATGAATCCACAAATAACCGCGGATGGATCATATGGGTTTTCGGCTGAGACCAAGCAATAATGGTTTCCTTTACAGATTGGACAATCAAAGTCCGTTCCATCTGTGTGGCACCAGTTATGTTTACCGGGAGCGTATTTCTTTTCTCCTATTTCATATTCCGGGTTTAAGATGTAGGTTAATCCACGTTTAGAACCCTTGGCCATTATTTTTTTACCAGAGGAAAATCGTTCCACCAGTCCTATGATCTCCCCGGTTTCGTCACGTTCTGGGGAAATCCATGATTGGTGTATCGGATTGAATCCAATACCGATTGCTGTTAGGGCTTTTGTTGAGACCCCCAAATCCTCGGCGAGTTCGACCAACATTGCAGGGTATACGTTTCTAGTATACTGTTCGAATTGTTCGGCGAAAGTAAAATCCGCCGAAGGTGTATCTTGTCCACTACTCATTTTTCTGATCCTTAAAAATTAGTTAGCTACTAACTGTTTCCCCCTGTATTTCTGTACTATTATATATTCCAGACCTTTAAAATCCCTAATTAAAAAAGCCCTATTCCATATCTATATATCGGGTATCAGTCGGTTTATTCAAATCAAATCCTCCCGGACTATCGTGGTTATCGGGCTAGAAATCCCTAACCCCTTTATGTGGTATAGTTTACTGCTCGAATTTTTTTTTATTTATTTCCATCATTCCAATCCGAGCCTCAATCGACGCTCAAATGTTTTGCGTAACTTAGAGGCATTAAAAGTGTGCTTTCTATGGAGTTCGGTCATGCCGCTTTGGAACTCTGCGTCAGTTATATAAGCAATTTCCAACGCCCGTTTGTCCCTTTCATATTCTTGGCTGGCCGCCTCCATTTCGGCGTTGAAGTTCTGTGTAATCCGTTGTATCAATTTGCCTTCCGGAGTAGTTGGATTAACCTTTTCAAAAGCATCATCCCATAATTTATCTTCTGTCTTGTCTTTACCGAACATAGCGTCATACCCCCACTTTCAAATTACCTCGGTAGTTTCCGTGTTCGCGGGGCCGTACGTTTTTGCAATCTACGCTTTCGACCAACCGGAGCCGTGGCTTCCTCACCTTGACTCAACGTCCATTCGGAATATATTAGTCTTCGATAATCATCGGTCTCATTCTGTGCGAGGTCGTATACTCCCTCTACTGTTCTTATAGCTTGGGCAGGAATACGTCCTGTGAGAGCACCAGTGGCTTTGACGCCGTGTTTGACAACATTACCAATGTCTCCCCGGAATCCAGCCGTTATAGTTTTTTCCAGTTCCGATGGCCCTATTTCAACGATTGTACTTCCAGTAAATCCTCGGACTGCGTTATTAATTATTCGCCCAACTAAGAATGGGGTTCCAAGTGGATACAGGGCTAAGTCCGCGACAACATCTTTCCAGTCCTCCGGGGGTCCGCCGCGTCCTATCATACCAAATAATAGGGCGGGTATCACGTATGAGAATGTGGCACGATACATCGCAATTTTTTTACTTATCTTCCCGGCTTTTAAACTCCCGGCTATATCGTGGGTCCAAAAATTATAATTCTGATTCATTTGGTTTTGGAACGTTGAAAGTATTTTTTCTAGCGGCCCACCTCGGAAGAAATCGGGAAGATCCCGGGCGTTACCCATCGGCTGAGTTTTGCTTATGCCGTCGTCTGCGAAGGCTACAGCCGCCTCTTCTGACATATGCCGGTCTAAAGCCACATCATATAGAGACCTCCATGCGAGAACGGTGGTGTGTCTATCCATCCATCGAATCCAACCCATGGCTTTTTGGGAATAAACTTTCTTCCCCATAATACGTTTTCGCATTGCCGGAAGATCATTGAGCATATAAGCTATTCTATCGAAAATACGAGCTCTCATCATAATAGATTTACTCATAACTTCATTTTCCATTGGCCGAACGTTACCCCAATCCATTGCACTTTTTGGTATGTTCGACAGTACATGTTTCATCATCAGGGGATCAATCGCTATCGCGTTCCCTAATGAAAGTACTTGTCGCATCACAGAAGGTATATTGTAACCAATCGCATAGACTATCGCATTACGACGAAGACCTGTAAGCATTTTACCAGTCCAACTACTAACCTCTGAGGATTGTCCTTTTGTGGTATCCTTCATCCATTTGTGGAGGATCTTCACGCCATACCCATTGGTAGCTTTATTGAGTGTATGGCGGTAATCCCTATTGTTTAAAAGATTCTGGACTTCGTTTACCGCGGGGGCCATATTAATAAATCGCTCTACACGAGCATTATTATAAAGGTATGACTGAAAGAAATCTGTCTCGACGGAGCCAGTGGCCGTAGGTACACGCTCTTGGGTCTCCGAAATCTCTATAGGGGTTTTGGAGATACCCGCTTGGTTTTCTAATTCGGTGAGGAAATCAAATTGTAGATCGAGGTCTTTACTTTCCCTCGGAGTATATAATGGGAAATAGTTATCCGCCGGAGTTAGTTTTCGCCCCAACGCAATAATAGCAGCTTGATTCGCCCGGGGATATTGTTCTCGCATTTGTTCGAGTGCCCAATCTCCGAGTTGTTTTTCTTCCTCGGTAACAGAATCCAATATTGCTTTCAATGCTTCTTCTGAATTACCAAAAGAACCGAGGTTACCGCGTTTAAGACGACGCAGACCATCTTTGTTTTGTGCAAGAACATAGTAACCGATACGGTCTGCCGGAGATAACGAGATCTTATCCTTAAACTGTGGATCAGTAACGGGAGTTTGCTTCCCAGTCAGCAATTGTTTCATCACTTTAGGCCCAAAAGTCTGTTGCATGAACTCTTGAAGATCACCGAGACGTTGATTAATAGCGTTGTCGGCTTGCATAGAAGCTTGGTTCATCGGTAAGAAAATACGATTCCAGTTTGGCCCTTTCTCGTGACCATCTAACCACTCAAGCATACGTGCTACACGGATCTGACCAAGATGCCACCCGGTCACTTGGCGTTTAGTTTTCTGCCAATACTTTTTCAGTAACTTATTTTCTTTTTTCCCCTGTATTTCCTCTTTAGGAGTTTCGATTTTTTGTGTTTCGCGAATCGTTTCGGTCATTTCTTCGACGGCCACCTGAACTTTACCAAGAAAAGCTAATTCTTCCATGCTAAATATCTTAGAATTAACGTCACCGGTTACATTATTTTTAAACTGTACCGTTGCCATTCCACGTTTTGCATTAACTTGGATAACCTCACCCACAACCTCATGACCTTTGGCATCCCTATAACCTTTGGGGGTAACTCTATCCCCTTCGCGGAACGTGGGCTGATGTTTTTCCATGGCATCGATTAATTTCTTCGCTTCACCATATGTTAAATTCCTACGAGAAGTCTTGCCAGTTGTGCCTTTGGCTAATCGACGGAATGCAGGTTTAACTTTTCCTTTTTTATCTATAAGCCCGAGCCGTTTCCCTAATATAGTAATTCGTGCTTTTTGCCCATTCGTCGACCTATCATATTTTAAGGCCCCCTTCGGACCGGAGTTCAATTTCTTGAGAAGCCTTACGGCCTTCCTATCTGCGTTCTTATCATAGGTATCAAAATGTTCAATAATACGCCCGGTCTCTTTATCCTGAATCTGTAAACCGGATTGAGTTTCCACCAGAGTATATGGTGCCCTCGATGGGGTTGTGCCCTCTTCGGTTTGCTGTATTGGTCCCGGAATATCTTCTGTACTCTGAGCTTCCTCAAGAGCTTTCTTATCTCCACGTCTCGCAATATCCATTATAGTTTCGCTGGAAACACTAGATGTAATCGGAGCGATAGGATGTTCGGTCCCTTCTGGATCTGCGGGAGCTACAGATATGTTTTCATATCCCGGATGCTTCCTCAGAGTCTTCACTGCGTCCTCGAAGTAGCTTATATGGCCCTTATCGATCTTCGCAATTTCGGTTTGGATCTTGAGGATCTTTTTTAATTTGTCTCTTGAGGGGGACTCAAGAAACGAGTCTGCCAAAACACTGAACTTATCTAACAGCGGTAGTATCTTGTTACCCTCTACTAAAGTATTAGGATTCTTCAGAGTATGCTCCGCCACCAGATCCATTTGTTTTCTTATTTTACTGAGGGCAACTTCGACACCGGCTCGTGTCCGATTCGCTTGTCTTTTAAACTTAGGGTTCGTACCCATTTCGAGAAGATTATCTAACCCACCTTGAATCCCCGTCATCCTTTGAATAATCTGAGGCATATACCCTTTTTCCAAGATCGTTATATCCCGAGCCAATTCTTCCGGAGAAGAATCTTTACCTACTGGACGACGAGGAGTATCGGGGACTTCCATCGAAACCCCAGCACGCGGCCCAACACCGGCTCTACGAACAACTCCCCCAAATCCCGCACTCGCGGGGCCACCCATAAGAAAACCGGCAGTCACATTATCAAGCCAGTTGTCAAAGACATGGGCGATACCTTCTTTTAATGCATTAGGTATGGATTTCCAATCTTTAACATTGTATCCAAAGTTAGTGATAATATTTTCACCCATACCTTGAACCCATTCTTGGAATGATTCTTTTGAACCGCCGATCATAAAACGTCGAAGGGCAGATTTTGCAGACCCTTTTATAATACCATCTAGTGGCCCGAATGCAAGTTCAGTAGTGGCTTCCCATGCTCCGGCCAATAGGCCAAGATTTTGGGCTACGTTTTGGCTTACATCGTTATCAATAAGATCAGTGTATGTACCACTCCCGCCAAGAGTTCCCATCACAATTGCACCTACAGTTGGATTCTTTGTTATGATACCTGCCGCAATACCCGCTGCGAATGAACCTGAACTCTCGATTGCCCCGGTTAAGGCCCGAGTAACAGGAGCGTGTTTCCATCCTTCCATACCAGCCGCCTGAATTTCTCTATATTCTTTACTGGCGGCATCTATGCCAGTATTTGCCATATCAACCCAACCTTGTGAAACTGTCTCCCCAACTCGCCGCACAAATCCTCTTGCGGCTTCTTCCATTCGGCTATGCCATTCAGGTTGAATTTTTTTCCATAGCTTGGGATATCCTGCAAGGGTAGATATAGTCCAACTCTTCTCTGCCCTAAAATTAGCCATATACTGCATGACGTCGCCGACACTTTTTGCAAGATACTGGGGCATACGGAGGGCCGCTTTACCTATTTCTTTCGCGCTCTCGCCCGCGGTAAGTTCCGGTAGTGCTCTACGGGGTTGTACTTCTCCCATCACTACATCGAGCACTTGGTCCCACCCCCCATCATCTTTTTCAAGCCCAAGTTCAGATTCAGGTTTAGATTCAGGGGACTGTCCCCCCTCTATCACCATGTCAATCACTTGATCCCAGTTTTGCTCCGGCATTATACCATCACCACTTTCATTCTGTTTTATTTTTTGTTATTATAATAAGTGTTATTAACCTAAACCTAATTGAAGCCGGCGATCAAAATCCCGACGCAATCCAAATGCATTCAACGAATGTTTTTCATGAAGCTGGACCATTCTGTCTTGGAATTCTTCATCGGGCATATATGCTACCTCTAATGCAAGCTTATCAGTTTCATATTCTTCGCTGGCAATCTTCATTGTAGCATTAAAGTTCTGTGTGATCCGTAGGGCTGTGGCATCGACTGCCTTGAAAGCTAGATTCCATTTCAGTTCTTCCTCTGCATTATTGTCAATGTTATCCATATTATTCTATCCCTCCAAAAATTTGTATGGCAAGTTCTTTAATACGTTCTCTACTGGCACCCTCTCCAAGTTGAGCCACGGCCTGTTGAACAGCTTTTTCCTGCGTCATCTTATAGCCCGGAGTTTCAAGCCGTTCACGTTCTCTACCATCAGGTTCAGCCTCCCCTAATGGAATAACATTCCGTTTCCCCCCAACACCCGGAGTCTGTTGTACGCGAGGACCCATTGCCATCGCCCGGGATAACTGATTCACTTTACGCTGTTGCGGATTCATCTGGGTTAAAAGGGAATATTCATACTGATCGAACTCTGTTATTGTCTGTTTAACAGCTTCAATCTGTTGGACTTCAAGCTCTGTTGCTTCTCTGCCCCAGCGAGAAACCTCTCCTCTTTTTCTACCTTTTGTGTGAACCGCTTCAACCTGACGCCACTTCCCCTTACGGAAATCCCATTGATCGTTCATCTGCACTAATCGTTCCCGTTCTTGGATAAGGTTACGATGCTCGGCCCAATAATCAGGCTTCTTTCGCTGAGGCACATCATAACCAGAAATTTCATATTGTTCTTGCTTTGCCTGTTCAGGGGTTATGGTCCCCGCGGCACCAAGTTTTTCATACTGCTGGATCATTGTCATTCGCTGATTCCAATCCCGCTTCATTTTGAGGGCTTTCACCGAATGTTTCCCATGGAGTACGGACATCTTATTATATTTCTGTTCCTTGGTAAGATATTGTCGACTCAACGCATTCATACCAAGTTTATATTCCTGACTAGCGGCGGCCATTTCATCGTGAAATTGCTGTTCTGCCTGTTGGGCCATCGGCCCACTAGGAGTTTCCAAGCTCATAGCTTGTACTCTATTATATTTTGGTCTCGCCATGTTATTCTTTCTCCTCTTTAGTATTGGTAAGGATTATAAAAACTAGGTTGACTCGTCGAAGGTGCAGAAGGTGCTTGAGTCTGCCATGAAGGGGTTGTCATCTTAGCCCATCTCGCCGCCGAAGCCGTTCTTTCCGCGGCCCGTAGTGCACTCTGGGCGGTCGATGCTTGTAGATTTGCCGCGTATCTCTGAGCCTCTATATTCGCTTGGGAGGTAACCATTTGCCCTATGTCACCCATACTCGCAGTCCCCGGATCGTAGCTTGCATACATTTGACCTAAAGAACCGAGTGCTCCACCAAGACGTTCCATACGGACATCCTCGCCTCGCAAACGTGCGGGCATCCCAATCTCTTCTTCATAAGTCTGTTGTAAATGCATTGGCATTGTCGTACCAGCAAGACCAGCACTTACAATATTTTGCATACCACTCGCAACGGCTCTCTTCTCCCCACGGCCTATCATCGCCTCAACACTCTTTCCGTATTCCCCACCGGGCTTAAATATATCGGCGTAACTCTGTAATGACCCTACACCAGTTTGGAACGCTGTCTCTTTTTGTGCTCGACCCGCAGTGTAGTCTTGGTACATCGTGCTCAGCCACTCTGAAATATTACTTGCCATTATAATCCCTTTCAAACTATGTTTATTTTTTACTACATTCTTGGTTATTCATATTCACTTTCGCTGTTACGAAGCGAATGTTACCCCGTTCGTAGTTGCCATCATTGTCGATCCTATCGACCTGCAATCCTCTTGGATCAACATGTAATTCATTAATAACATACTCAACGAACTCAGTCGAGGATTTAAAATTATTCCTGATACCTCGGCCACCATAATTTTTATAGTTATGAACCGCAGGATTATTACATCGACGATTCAAATGTCCGAATATCCGGGCAAGACGACCTTCGAGGGTATTAAAGTATACCTTTTGTTTACCTAAATATTCGCTCCGATTTTCCCCCCGATACCTCGCCGACCGCTGTTTAATTCTTTCCGGATTCTTTCGGTAGTACTTTTCCATATACCGGGACCTACACTCTTTACATTCCGCTTGTAGTCCGTCTTTCGCGGACCGGTTTTTACTAAACTCACCTATCGGTAAATCTTTTTCACAGCCGGGACAATACTTTGTTTGTAATGTCGCTAACATCATCGGAATTTACCCCCGGCCTTTATATTGCCTATAATTTTGTTCACGCTCCACGTCTCCGCGACAGTACTATTCCATAGCCTCAACCCTAAATACATGGCCCTAAATCGTTTTCGTATCCTAGATCCTTTTGGACGACCGGGAGCAATAACTGTACCGGTCACACGGTAATCTGTATTCGCCGACAGTTTCTCTAAAATCTCTTCGGCGGTATTTGCGACAAATATATTATAACTTACATCGTTCGAGTCTGACTGACTTCCGCCAGATGCCCCACCAGCGGTAATGATTTCAAGAGCATTAACAATCCCGTAAAGATCATCACCTCGTGCGAGTTTTATTGGCCCCCATGTACAATATGCATTAATCGAACTTGCAGAATCGTCACCTAAAACATCTGATTTATCGCTATCGCTAAAGGTTCGTATATACCCGTCTTTACTACCTACTAATAGGCCGGAGTAATCCGAATCATTAGCGGCATAATAGAATGCAGAATATACGCCGCACTCAGTGGGGTAGGATTCCGGAAAAAACCCCCCAGTGGTTAAATCATAAAAATAGTTAGAGCTCGTGCCATCAGACATTAAAGTTATACATATTATAATTCCTGTTCTTACACGATCATAAACTAATGTGATACGATGGGTAGCCGGATTTACACCTTCATCGGTAACTAACTTTGGAAGTTTTGCCCGGGAAATATTTTCTGGTACTCCGGGGACGGTTGTTTTATAGAGGCCGTTTGTACCCCAAAAATATAAATTACCCGCATTATCAATACACCATGATTGTGGGCCATAGATACCTGTCGTAAGATCCAGTTCATTTAACGAACCTCCAGCCGCGGGATCACCAGCCATATACCATATTTGACTGGCACATCCAATAATCAGGTAGTCATCTTTAAATGGAATAAGTGCCCTTACAATATCTCCCAGTTCCCCGGCATCTGCATTGCTTCCAGCCACAGCCGTTTGTACATCATTCGAGGCGAAGTTAAAATCGAACAGATGATTCTGTCGAGACATATACCACTGATTAGGGTGCTCTGGATCGCCGCTCAATACACCCCGCCCACGATACAAGCATCCAATATAGGCTTTGTTCGGCATGGTGCCGTATGTTGATGTGTCATTGTTGTACGGTGTCCAGTCATACCAATGTGGGTTTGATACTGGGGCCGCTGGTGACGGGAATATCACGTTACCAGCACCGCCCACAGTAGATGTGATAGCTGTAGTTACTTCAAATGTGCCCGAGATAACAAAGCCGTACATAGTATCATCATCACCGTTTATAAAATCCACTACCATAACAGCGGGATCAGAGCCATTCTGATATACTAATTGGCCCTTGGTTGGTTTGGTGGTGAATGTATTGGCATCTACAATCTTGGTGTTTACAAAATCTGCCACTTTGAGATTCGATCCGTTGATTACAAATACTTTTTGGTAGCCCTCGAATATCATCAGTTGATCGGATGTATCTATGTCGTTAACTGAACCTGCTAATGCTGTCATTGAACCGGCCATGTTTTCATACTCCAATAAATCGTTGCCACATGCAACTAGTTTTTTAAATGTTTGTATGTTTGCTTTACTGAGTATATTACCATACAACAGATACCCACTTACTGCACCCGTTGCAGCTATAGTACCCGCTAGGCTCAACACTGGGAATGTTAAATTACCGGACTGTCCAGCATTACCCGCTATAGTTCCCACCAAACCAGTTCTGTAAAAAGACAGGGCACCAGACTGTCCAGCACTACCCGCTATAGTTCCAATGGGCCAATCCACACTGTATGTCTTAAACATACCGTCAAATCCAACATAGTCTGTCCAGCTACCAGAATACTCGGCAACGTTACCATTAGGATACCCGGCCACAGAGCTAACAAGCCAATTGATGTCCCCAGTGTTGGCGTCCGGAGCTTTTAATACCAGAGCATAAACTGAGGAACCCACTATATTATATGTGGCGGCAAAAGTAACTGTATAATACTCACCGTTGGTATTCGTAGTTACGCCATTCAGTGACACAGTAGCAGTAGCCAATACATTTGTTAGATCGGGTTTCGGTGGTGAATCTCCAGTTACACCAGTCAGTTGGAAAATACAGTCACCGGGTGAGTCTCCGGCACCTCTGTACAACAGCAACTCAATACTATCAATTGTATAACTCTGTGCCGCAGTAAACGTTTGTGCGAGATACACTACCCCCCTTGGAGTAAATGCGTGCGTTTTAGCTGCAATATAATTATCTTGTAATGCCATATCAGTCCAGTGTTATAACTATAGCACCCGCTGCAAACTCTGGTGTGTCACCACTCCCTACTGCTTTACTGGAATCCAGTACCCCGGATGCGAGTAAATTACCGGCACTAGCGGCATCAAAAATAGCAAAGTAGTCCACCGTTCCCCAGCTACCACTTGCCTGTGGAAACGTAATTGCATTGGCGTTGTCAATACTGCCAGATGCAGCAGCGTTCCAATCGCCACCGGCGGTAGAAACTCTGGCATAATTGTTCCCACTCACCTCTGATCCACCAGCACCAGTGTCAAGCGGATCACCAACGAACAATGCCAGATATGCAGTCGGCATAGTGAAGGCGGTTTTACCCACTATTTCATCCAGCAATTTTAATTCAAGGTAGTTACTAAAAGACAAGATAAGTCTCCTTTCTATTTTAATTATTTTAATTATTTCAAATATTTTATAACTTCGTGTAAAATATCCACACCCAATTCGTCCACCCGCAAATCCCCCAGAGCAATATTACAAGCAGTACACAACAGGCCACGAACTTTTCCCGTCACATGATTATGGTCCACGCATAATCTTTTCCCAACTCTAATTGGTGTCTGTCACAAATGGCACATTTACCTTTTTGTTTACTGAACATTTTATTATAATCGTCTAAAGTAATGCCATACTTTTTCTTGAGGTTCCATTCTGCCCCGTAGTGGGGACGTTTTTCGTTAAACCTCTTGCGTGACTCTAGGTGTTTAAGCCTGCCTTTTTCTGTTTTCTTATATTTTTTTGAAGCTACCCCATTAAGTAGCCTTTTTTCAACAGGGTCCGGGGACATATCTCTACCTCCTATGTTTCATAATAAAGTGTTCCTTTTGCAACGGCGACCAATCGCCGTATTGTAATCATATTATTTAGCCCAGACCAGACCCAATCTGTTCCCTCGATCCCCGGGGGGTCATCGACACCGGGGGGGCCTTGTCCATTTCCCCCATCGACTGGGTTCCATGAGGGAATCGGCGGATAGAAAACTATAGTTGCAAAATACCATTCGTCTCCCTCTGTGACCCCGTCATCATTAACAGAATCTATACGCCAGAAATACAAAATATTATAATCCAGAGCGGGCATATCGAAAGATTCTTCTGTTAGGCCGCCCGCAACCTGAGTTAGGTTCCCAGATTGAGTGCCAAAATAAAGATTAAAAGTAACTGAGATATTACACCGTCACTTTCTTTGAACATCTTCGATTATTAGTATTTACACTAGCCGTTGCGAAACGGATATTCCCCGGTTCATAATGGCCGTCGTTATTGATCCTATCAACCTGTAACCCCCGAATCTGGTCGATATGGGTTACACCAAGATCGACCATCACATAATTAATAAACGCCTCGGGGCTTTGAAACTTATTTTGGATACCCCGGCCACCGTAGTATTTATAACTCGTGGCTTTAAGGTTGTTACACCTCTGATCCATATTGTGGAATGTCCGGCGTAAGTGGCCCTTGAGGGTGTTGCAGTATTTTTTCACCCCTCGACGCATCACTTCACGGCCTTTTTCTGTGGTCGCATATTTTTTATTCTGGGACAAAATCTTATCCCGGTTGTTCCCATAATGTTTTTTATGTGCTAGACGTTGTATCTCCCGACCCCGATCTGTTTTCTGGTAGTCACTTCGATGTTTTTGACCATGTTCTGTTTCACGATATTCTTTTTGGCTCCGTCGAATTTTTTCCCTGTTATCTGCACGATATTTTTTGCCCCGGCGACTTTCACATTTTCTGCATCGACAAGCTAGCCCGTCCTTTTTCGAACGGTCTTTATTGAACTCACCTGTCGGCAAATCCTTTTCACACCCGGTGCAATGTTTAGTTTTTATTTCAGTCATTGTTATCATTCTTTACCCTGCCTGCCAACTTAAATTGCCGTAACCTAATATTATATCTACCGCTTGATGAGAGGGTGTTGGACTTGTAGCCTTTGCTGGTCCACTGGGTGCATTTGTAATTACTACTGTCCCAGTACCGCCGTAATCCCCATCTGTAAATGAGGTTACCCATATACCCGAAACTACTTTTTCAAATATCGTATAGGGACCGGTTCCCCCGGACCACGCTTCAATTATAATAAGAGTCTCCGTCGAGGAACTCCAATGAGGCCGCCACAGAATACCGGGGAGTGGGTCTACCGCAGTATGTTTATAGTAGTCTGGATTAACCCCATCGGGAATTACTTCCAACTCGAAAGCTCCTGAGGCCGAAACAACCCCCACGCCATCAATATCCTTCTGAACATTTATAGTAGCAATAACCGCGATACTACACCCCCGCCAGTATTAATTTCTGTCTACATTCGCCGCAATATTTAGTTTTAGTCTTTATTATCATAGATTTATTTTCCGACGTTATCATTGAACTGCTGAGACAGAACACATTGCGACGACTGGTTGCTCAATATCTCCAATTTGAGTTCCGGCACCCCACTTAATCAACGCGGGGCGTTGCCCACCACGAATACGTTCATCTGATACATCAAACGGGCGTACATTATTCATGCCCGGCGAAGTGAGCTCCGGCTGTTCATCTGGCAAACGACTACGATTCACACCGCCCACTGGAAACAAAAGCCTAAGATTAGCCATCTTTATACCTCTACTTTCTTTGAGCATCTTCTGTTATTTAGATTCACTTTCTTTAAATAGTACAGGGGGGCTACGATTTCAATTTCTTCCCACAAGCATAGCAGACGCCCTCTTCCTCGGCGTTGTCCTTTTTTTCTCTAAGTCTTTGATCGGCCTGTCTTTGTAGTTCGTCTGATTCTTGCCGTCTGTGTTCTGCTTGTATTCTTTTTACACCTTCTGTACACCATGTTCCCATCTCTACTCATCTCCTTTCTCACACACCGGCTTTGGTCGCCGGGTCTTTATGGAACTCATCCAATGGGAGATCCTTCTCACACCCACCACAATATTTAATTGTCTCTGTTAATAATACCCTATTAATACCCGAACACTTTCCTCAAGCGCTTCTTTGTTTTTTGTAATAGAGTTAGTTTTTTCTTCTTCTTCTTTTTCTTAACCACAGTTTTCGGTTTCTTTACAGTTAGGTCTTTTACATCCTTAACTTTTCCCCCGGCCAGACTGTGTTTTTGAAACCCCCTCACAAATTCCTTATGATATTCCTTCTGTCGTTGAATGGTTCGGTCTCGCTCCTTTTTCGACGGTATGTGTTTTTTAAGCACATATTTTTTGGACACTCGCTTTTGCATTATCTCTGTCCCTGTTTATGTTGGGTATTGTTATTTTCCTTGCTCACGTTTTTTAGTCTTAGTCATTAGTACCCTTTCCTTCCAAATACTTTCCTCAATCGTTTCCTCGTTTTTTGAAATAAAGTCGGCTTCTTCTTCATCTTGACCGGAACCATCGGTTTCTTTTTAGTTGTGGTCATGCTTTTGACCGCTGCTATTTTAGCTGCTTTCTTTTTCACCGCTCTAGCTTGGGCCTCTTTTTCCCCAGCGTTAATCATGTCTTGGATCGCCTGTGGTTGTTTTTTAAGGGCCCTTGTATATTCGTAATATGGCTGTCGCTTCTGCATTATGTCTTCTCTCCGTTTACGTCGATTGTTATTTTCTTTGTTGCTTCCATACAACACGCCCTCGTACCAAAACCTTTTCCGGAAGAGATTTAAACTCGAGGTTACCTTTTTCATAGTGCCCATCATTATCGATGCGATGCACCCGTTTATCTCTTGGGTCAACCTGTAATACATCCGTTACGTAGCTTATGAACTCTTCAAGGGACTCGAACAAATTCTTGGTACCCCCGCCACCATACTGAGGATAATCGTGAGCCTTTGGATTATTACATCGTTGATTCATACCGTGAAAGACAAATCGTAGATGGCCTTCAATCGTCCCGAATACAAAACCCGGCTCTCCATAACCCTCTTGGTCAGCATAGTTGAGCTGTCTGACATATTCTTCGACTCGTTCTTGAACTTTTGCCCGGTATATTTTCTGTCGTTGCACAAGACACCTTTTACAATAGACCGAGAGCCCATCCTTAGTTGATAAATCTACATGGAATAGTTTGGCAGAAGGCTTTTGTTTACAGCCCGGACAGAATTTCTCTTTTAACACGATGATTTTTCCGACTAGGTGTTTTGCCACGTTCTTTACGCGATATAATCGATTCCGTTCGTTGTCACAGACCCGACACCGCGGGCAAAGCTTATCCTTTGTGACATTGTCTTTACTATATTGGATGAGAGGTAAATCTCTTTCGCATTCACTACATTCTTTTGTTGGTATCGCCATATTATATAGCCACCTTTAATTCCCGTAACTTGACATGAATCGCGGCGTGATCCTTGGGTGTCACAAACCGTATGTTACCCGGTTCGTAGTGCCCATCATTGTCCTTACGGTGGATCTGTAACCCCTTGATTTGTTCCATAGAGGTAATACCAAGATCGTCTATTACATG